CTTGCTAGACTTGACATAGTAGTTAAAATCGAGCAAAGCGGAAAGGGAAGAAATGACCACCACAGAATACATTAAATTTTACGCAAAAGAAATTGCGAGACGTGAGGAATCAGACCACTATGCGATTCGCGCACATGATGCTATTGCACTTGGGGATTTGGATAAAGCTATTTCAATTCTAAGAGGAATGGATATGCCGCAAGCTACTGCACAAGCTATTGTTATCAAAGCAACTGAAATTATGGATGGGCTGGTTAAACCTAACCCGGATTGGACTTGTTCTTGTGGCTATCATAATCCTGCTACGGAATATTATTGTCAGATCTGTGGTTGGAGAAAACTTTAGGTCGGCAAGGCAAAATAAAAGTCATGATTACGATTACTCTAGATGAACATGAAGCTTACCTCTTGGGGTGTATTCTTGAAGCAGAGGTTAAAGGTGCAATCGCCAGGAATGAGCATGGGTACAAACTGGATTGTGAGCTAATCTTAGAACGAATTGAAGCAGCTAATAGGCGAGAGGTTGAGAAGACGATTAATCATCCTACTTATGAAGAGCTTTACGGAACAAAGTAATTAAACCCTTAGGAGATAAAATATGGATTACGTAAACTACACTAACGATATGCAGGAAGTAGAAATGCCCTACGAGGCAACAATTCAACTAGCAGTAACACTTTCAAAGCGCAGGGACTATTTGATTAACTCCTGGATTGAGTCTTATGAAGCTGGTTGCCTACACTTAACTGATTGGTCAAAGCGGATTCAAGATCTAAACGATGCAGAACTTGCACTGCAAGGTAAAGTAAAAGTCAAGTACTAAAAAGATACCAGTACTTAAGAGGGATGGACTCCCCAAAAGTACTGGTACTTTTTTAAAAATCGGCCCACAGGATCTATCTTTAGATAGGCCTTTAGATATGTCTTTAGATAGTTTTAGATACTTAGATACTTAAGTTGGAAAAAGATGAATAAACAAGAAATTAAGAACATAATAAACTCAGGCTGGTTGGACAGAAGACTTAAGCAAAAGCTTAGGAATAAGAAAAACTCCGCACTAGTTAAAGCTTGGAAGCTCAGAGAAGCTTTCCTTGAGGATGCAGGAGGCCGGGAACAAGTGGAAATTAAAAGGGAGAATATTAAAAAGGAGAAGCACCTGGCCCCTTGGGCCTCAGTTCTAGCTTCAGGAGGAAAACTTAAAAACTCAGAAAAAACTAAAAAAGATAAGAGTTAACAAGTGTTAATTGATAGTGCCTGATTAATATCAGGTTACAACTTTATCCTGCCTGTTTTCAGTTGGTTACACCAGCGAGCTATTGACTCCAGGCTCCCGCTAGAGTACACTTTTCTTATTACAAGCGCAGTATAACATATTTTATATTCTACCTTACCCTTGCTGCTTAGTCCGCGCTTAGGATTCCCGCTTAGGAGCAGAGCTGGATGCGCACAGAACAGGTAGATGCCTTAAATCCTCAGTATGTTCAAGATCGAGTAAAGAATTCCCCCCTTCGGTCACTAGGATTAGGTGTCCTAGACTTAGTTAAAGACTCAGAAACTCCACCCGCCGGCCCGGCCGAGAGTAATAGCAGGCTAATAGAAACAGACCTAGTTTATATACGGGATACCCTAGCTTTACTTCTGTCTGAGATTTGTACCCCACCTCTTAATCCTAGCTACCTGGAAGTTCTGGATGCAATCCGGGCTGAGACTAGCTCCTTAACTGATCTAACACCTGAAGAACTTAAAGCTATAGTAGAAGATATGAGTGGTAGAGTTGTTTGGGATTTTGTACCAGAAGGATTGCAGGAGGAATTAGCTGAACTAGAAGAGGAACAGGCTGCGAAGCCTCTAGAGGGAGGAGGATACTAATGCCTCTAATAAAACCTGAGGTTCAACAAGTACTCCGGAAAGCAGGACTTCTGGATGAGGATAAGAGTGGGGCAGAAGGAACTTTTACTGATGGTTTAAATAGTGCTGGACTTACTAATGAAGCTATAGCTGAGGAATTAGTAGGTTTGGCTCTACGTTCTAGTAATGAGGCGCTACGCCTAAGGGCACTGGAAATAGTAATGAAGGCCCGGGGTACTCTTAAGGAAGCACCTGTGCAGGTTCCTAATTTTACTGTTATTATACAAAGTGATGGGCAAGACTTAACTAAAACCAGGGGAATCGCTCCACACTTATTTCCTAGACAGTCCTTGCTAGAATTGCAAGGACAGGACTCTTCCTATGAGTCTACATGTGATGAATCTGAACAAGAGCAGGTTAATTAAAGATGGCTACCTCTCCAAATACAAATCCCACCCAGACACCGGTTATGGGATCTTCTGTTATTCCACCTAGTAAAGTTCAGAGATTCTCTAATCTTTGGACACTTCACTACCGTCATGGTATGAATGCTACTCTAATCAAAAACTTTCCTTGTGATGGGGATCTTCAGGTTGCTAAAAGGAGAGCACAACTGCACTGTCAAATTATGGGTTATAAATTTATATGGATTCGTCCGCTAGTCTGTGATATAGAGGCGGAAGAAGAATATAAATTAAAGGGTATATCACCAGAGGAAGGATATTAAACTATGAGTGTCTTCACAGGAACAGTACAAGCTAGTCTTATAGATTCCAATATGGCTCCAGTAGGAACTTCTACTAATCCTGTGACTGTACAACTCCCTAAGCTTCCCTCCTTGACTAGAAGTTTATCAGTAAATTTAAGTACGGCGGGAAATAATACACTGGTGACAGGACTTTCAGGGCAAGTTATAAAAGTGTTTGCACTTTCTATATTTGCACAGATGGCTTCACCTGCTGTTGTAGTTAATTTTACCGCCGGGCCGATTTTATACTCCGCGATAGTGCAACCTACAAACACAGCACCCTTTAGTTTTGGATTGGCTGTAAACTACCCTTCCTATTTGTTTCAAGTTGGGAATGGTATTAATCTTGTAGCTAATCTTAGTGCTGCTGCTCAATTTACTGTTAATATAACTTATTGGATGGAGTCAGTAGGCTAATGCCCTCTGTGAGTAAAAATCAACGCCGGGCTATGGCTATAGCTGAACATCATCCTGAAGAACTTTATGCTAAGAATAAAGGTTTACTGAAGATGAGTCATCAGCAACTTCATGATTTTGCTTCCACACGGGAGAAAAATTTACCGGTGACGGTAAGTAAGGCCAGTAAGAAAATCCAAGTAGCTAGGAGAAAATAATGTCTGAAGAGTTTCTTGCAAAAGTAACGGTTCTTCAACCCTCAGGACCAATAGATCCTGGGTTTGGAAGACCAAAACCTCCAAATCAAGTTTGGCCTCCAGTAACACTTCCTCCACTTCCACCTGAAGTTGATCCACCAGTAGGAATGTGGCCTCCTACAATTAATAATGATCTTCCTCAGGCGCCTATTGTAATTTATCCCAAACCTCCAAAACCTCCTAGTATAAGTGGTGGACCTGCTACACCTCCTGGTATTGCTGTTCCTCCTATCGAGTTACCTCCTACTCTTTGGCCTCCTCTTCCTCCCGGTACAGGAATAGCTGGAAAGGCTCTGATACTTGTGTGGGTGGTAGGAGTAGGATACCGTTGGTTAGTAGTAGATGGTCCAGATCTATGGCCTCCTCCTCCAGTAGCAAGCCCAAAATAAGTTCCACGGCTTCCTTGGAGTATAAATAAGAAGGCAAGTTGGGTGGGAGGGACTCAAAACCTCCCTTTTAGCTTTAAGAAAGGAGATCTTAAATGTTCGGATCGGATTTGGAGGAACGGCGGGGTAAAGATAAGCCGAAGGCTATCCAAAGTACTTCAAGAAATAAACATGCGCTGATGGAAAGAACTAAGCGTATGGATCATGGCCGGATCGCAGATCATCTTATGGGCTGCTGTGACTCAGATTGTGAGATATGTGACATGGGTGAGTCCGGTGAGATGATTGATAAGGATGATGAGGGTAGGGGAGATACTCATAATTATGGTACTAGATCTAGTAAGGAATATGAAGATAAGGGTGATACAGTGGATAGGGAAGGATCTTCAGTCAGTCCTAGAGGAACTGATGCCAGTAAGAAGGTTAAAAATAGGTCCGAAGCAGAGTTCGGTGAGCGAGGATCAGGAGCTAACTTAGTTAATGTAGGGGATAAAGAGTATAAAAGTAGTGCTAAACATGATAAACATAATCTTATGAGGCATGGTCAGAGTACTTCTCACCCTGGTTTTGCTGCTGTCCAGTCTAAAATAGCTTCTAAGCAGGGTATTTCTCAAAAAGCTGCTGGAGCTATCCTAGCTTCTAGGAGTAGATCTGCTAGTGCTGCGGCTCATAAGGCTAATCCACGTCTAAACAGGGTTAAAGGTTAAGGTAAGGAGTAAAAAGATGGTTGAATATAACAGATTTACAGGGAATCCTCCTACCAATACGAGTGCTGTGCAGGCTTTTACTAATGAGATGGGTTTTGCTCCTAGAGAAATGGACTCTGAGTTATCTCAGATTAGTACTCTCCAGGAGCAGCTTACTACTGCTCAAGGTCAAGTAACTACTCTTCAGGGGCAAGTAACTACTCTTAGAGCACAAGTAACAGGTTTAGGAGGAACTCCAAGTGCCTAGACTTCAAGCTATAAGTCAACAACACTTTCTGGAGAGGCAAGCTTCACCTGTGGGTTCTAGATACTTCAGTGGAATGAGTGGAACTAGTGAAGGTGTTCCTAAAATGCACCCGCTTACAAGTAATATGTCTAGTGCTTTTAAAGCCGGTGGGCTAATTCACAGCTTGAGGATGAAAAAGCTGGGTACTTTAAGGATTCCAGGACTTCCTAGGGTTGGATAATGTCTTTTATTGCTGCATCTACTTATAAAGGGGTATATTTTAGTAAGTCTAAGTCAAGATGGATTGCACAGATGTTTATTAAGGGTAAGCTAAAGTGTATCGGTCAATTTTATACGGAAGTAGAGGCTGCTAAAGCTTATGATAAGGTACTTCTGGAGAATATTATAGCTACTAGATTGAATTTTCCTGATTCTGTAAAATTGCAATGGACTAGCTAACCGCTCTGAGACAATGGACTTAAATGTCAAATTTGCTAACCAGGAACAAGAGAAATTCTACTACTCTACGGCTAGAAATGCCTGTTTTAGTGGCGGGTTCAACAATGGCAAGACCTGGGTAGGTTGTTTCAAGTCAATAAATCTGCTTAACCTGTTTTATAATTATCGTATGATCATAGCTCGGCAAAGGTTTAACGATTTGAGAAAGACAACAATGCAGACTTTCTTTAAAATCTTACCTGCGGAGTTGATTGAAACTCATAGCGAGCAGGATGGTTATACACTTTTTAAGAATGGTAGCTCTATATATTGGATTCACCTGGATAATGTAGATGAAAACACGTTACGTGGTATAGAACCTAATTCTATCTTAATAGATCAGGCTGAGGAAACTGAAGAGAAGGTGTATGATGTACTTGATTCTCGTGTAGGAAGATGGGATGGAGTTATAGTTCCAGCCTGGCTCCAAAAAGAACACCAACAGGTGTTCGGGACTGACTGGCCTAAGAATAAATATAGTAAGTTTATTGTACCCTCCTACTTAATGCTGCTCTGTAACCCGGATACAGAATTTCACTATATCTACAGGAAGTATCACCCGGAATCTGTAGACCGCAAGAAAGATTACTTCTGGGTTGAGGGTGCTTGGCAACGTGATTTAGGCTCTGAGGAGACTTATGATAATGCTCTTGGTAGGGATAAAGAATGGCAAGATAAATATGTATACGGTAAGTGGGGAATGTCTAGCTCTGCTATACACTTTGTTCGTAAAGAATCTATACTTGACTACTCCCCAGAGCTTGTTGATAAAATAAAGCATAAGGGAAATCTATTCAGAGTTCTGGATCATGGAGATGCCTCACCAACATGCTGCTTGTGGATAGCAGCTCTGGATGGTGTATATATTGTATATAGAGAATATTATGTAGCTGGTCAGATTATATCTTATCATCGGCGCGAAATTACAGTAATGAGTGAGAATGAGGATTACTCAGCTAATTATGCTGATCCTCAGATCTTTAAAAAGACCAATCAGAAAGCTGGTGGCTTCTGGTCTATAGCTGATGAATATATGGATTCTGCTCTGGAAGTTCCTGAGCTAGTGTGGATACCAGCAGATAATAACGAATTTGCAACCCGGAATCGGATCAACGAGTTACTTGCACCCTCCTTTCGCTATAAACACCCTATAACTAAAAGTCAACCCGCGCCTGGAATCTATTTCCTGAAAGGCGGCTTGGATTATCCTTATGGCTGTAGAGAAACCATCAGGGAGATAGGATTACAGCGGAAGAAACTTGTAGGCACTGTGGATGGTAAGAGTTTCTACAGTGATGATAGGGAAATTAAGGTAGCTGACCACTCATATGATTGTATAAGATACTTTGTGGCTATGCATGGTTCACAGCCTAAACAGGCTATTAAAAAACCTCCTCGTAATTCCTTTGCTTATTTCAACTCTCTGCTAAATAGATCTCTCGGTGGTGGCTCTAGGGCTGCTTCTGTAGAGTAAATCTATCCCCTGCTAATTACCACTTGCTAGTAAATTCTCTAGGAGTTTACTGGTGCCAGACTATCGTACAGAATACAACTTGAATAACCCTTGGGTATCACGTATTCAGGGAGCGGAGAAAATGTACCAGGAATGGAGTGGGAAGTTCAAGTGTAAGCTACTGGAGGAGTACTATGAAGGATTCCAGTGGAAGCAACGTAGAGATTATCCTACT